AATGGCTTGACAAAGTTATGTCACGCAGAAAACAATGGCTATTAATTAATGGTCATCGCACTGTAAAAAGAATTACACCTGTTGTAAAATTAATTCCTGTAATTAGAGGGGTAATTGGATCAGTTGATGCAGCAACTTGGGTAGGAACCGTAGGTGCTCAGCGTGGAACGTTCGGAGCGATTGCAATGTCAACTCCTGAAATTCGAGAATATGAATCGAGCGCGTACCGATCAGGCGTTGGTAGTTTCATGATTATCTGAACATCGATTACATTCATCGATGAACACACGACCTCCCCAATTACCCATGGTGTTTATTCGAACTTTTAACCAGGTTAATTCCCCACATGATCTACAGACATTTGCATATCTCATTCCTCTTCCTCCAATTTACCCTGCATGATTAATTCAGGGTCAAACTTTCTTGTAACGTAATATGAACAGTGACGGCAATAATAAACACATTCAAGATAACCTAAACTTACTTGTGATTCAAACTCCATCCAAAGATTATCAGTAGCGGCCATATATTCTCGATGAACTGGATTATCCATAAAACAGACAGGGCAATTCATTCTATCACCTTGCAATCTTCTAGCATTTGATATCCACGATCAGGACAAGCTCTATTGTTACAATGATTATGAGGTCCGGTTTGAGTGGTATCACAGATTGGACAGTAGCCTTCATACATTTTCTTAGGCCTCATGGACTCAATTCTGTTCTTTCTTTCATGTTCTTCTTGCATATCTTCCATCATTCTCTTGTGTAATATCCTATTTACTACCCTGGACATCATCTCATTCTTAGATCGAAGCCAGGAGTGAATTTCCTGGTCGATTGTAACGCACATATTTTGTTTCATCAGTATATCCGAAACTAATCATCCATATAAAATTATATAATGTCAAAATGAAAACCGGCCCTAACTCTATATGGAGTGTGTTGTCATTGGTAGGGTGGGCGGGGGTGGGATAGGGAACAGAATCAACTTTCACTATCCAGTCTGATTAAAGAAGATATGCAGAGGGCAAAGGAGCACAATGTATGATTTTTTTTAGTTTAGTTTATACACCTAGTCGACTTAGCAAAGCGCATGGCAACCGCAAAGACAGGCAGTTTTTACCTAACAGAAACGATCACGCTCCCCGCAGCGTTAGCAAATGGCAGCAGAGTGGGTGGCTCAATTGACACTTCCGCATATGTTTCGGTTGCCACCGGACAAGCTCTAGCAGTGGAGTCTGTAGATTTCGTAGTTCAGAGAAGTGGCGACTACGGTGCTGAACTAGGTTCTTTCTTTACTTCCGGTGGAAATGGATCACTAAGTTTCCAGGTAACCGATTTAAATCCAGGTGGAGTATTTGTTCGAGCAGACAATCAATCTCTGATCGCATCAGGTTCTCTAAACGTCGATGGTCCAAATAACATTGGAACACACACCTCTGACCTTTACCCAGACAACTTTGGCCCTTCAGCAATGAGTGAGGCTTTCTTGGTTGTAAATGACCAATTGTATCTCACTGGTGGAAATGATGGAAATGCTGTAGGAACTGGGGAATTATACATCACTGCCCGTATCAAATGCCGTATAGTCAAACTTGGTAACAAGGACTGGATGGCCATTGCTATACAATCGACCGCTTCAGATAACTGAGGCGATTTAGATGAACGCTGACTGGGAACGAGGATATGCTGCCGGATATACAGCCGCTCATAGGGCTGATGTCAGGGACATTACTACTGATCGTGGAATGGCTGCGCCGGTTGAAGAAACGCCGAAACCTAAGCGCAAGGCTAGTGCTTACTCTAAACGCTACGGACAAATGTTCAGAAGAGTAGCACCTAAGTATAAACTAAAGAATGGCTCCTGGGGCAAAAATGGTTTCTTACGTGCGCAGAAAGAAGCTCATAGATTAGCAAAGAAGTGATACAATGCCTGAAGAAGATATGCAAAGGACTCTAAGAATTGAAATACCTCCATGTGGTTTAGTAAAAGAAGGCTTAGGCTGGCTTCCTGGTCCATCACAAAACGGATGGCAAATCGATAATAACATTAATCCATATTGGGAAGGAACAATTGATCTATCTGGTTACGCCAGGGATTTCAAAACATTTTATCCAGAGGGTGCAATGATCCAAGAAGGACCATACTTTACAGAACCAGGTAATGATGGAACAATAGTTATGACAATTGTCAGTACAGTTCCTCTAGATGTTCCTACAATAGTGGTTCAAATTGTAGGTAATAGTAGTCCAGGCTTTTTAGATAATACTGCTACCTCAGGAGTAGGACCAGTAGATCAACAGAACTGGGAAACTGTAATGTTCTGTGAGACTGACATCCGCGTACTGAATTCGAACATCACTCCTAACAGTGATGGAGTGTGCCAGGTAATCGAATCAAAACAATCTGGATCTCTTGCACCTACTGCCGCTGATACTCTTTATGTTTTGAAATTACTAATAGGGTTGGAAAGTTTTAGCACAACTACTAGCATAAGCATTCCAGCGTCTAGAGTAGTTATACCAGGTAGGCTCGGTCAAGAACCTGATCTCGAATACATGATGAGATTAAAGAGATCACTAGAGCTTGCGAACCAGGTTTGATAATAATGTCAGACCAATGGCTTGACAAAGTTATGTCACGCAGAAAACAATGGCTATTAATTAATGGTCATCGCACTGTAAAAAGAATTACA